GTTAAAATGAGCACCCTGCCGGGGGTAGCTAACGCTACTCCCACCAAAGTCCTACGATCTGTAGGCCAGCCGATGGAACAGGCTGTAAGTAAGAAGTCCCGTGATAATGCTTTGTGCTCCAAAAAGAGCTTAGCTGCGCTAGCTAAGCTCAAGGCACAAATATCGTCTCTTATTGACGATAATGACATTGACACGTTAATGATTGCGCAATCCCTGTTTGTGTGGTGTGATTTACTGCACTTGCATGGGTATAACTTCATAGTTGAAGATCGCAAGTACATTGAAGATGTACTTGTGGATCAGACCTTTATCGGTTTCCAAACGAAGTATTTCAAATGGAAACTTGCCGTCTTTTTCTCTTATTGGATGGAGCAACCTCTCCCTGATGCCCCCAAGGACATAGACCTTACGTTATTAACCAAAACACATCCTGGCCACCTATTTGGTGGTAGGATATATTGCTGGTTACGTAAATATATGCAAGTGGAGTCACAGAAACTCAGTTTCTGTCAAGGAGTGTTGCAGTCCAAGAAGGGAATGCCGCGTTCCTCAGAAGAGGACGTAGCAGACGCTGAGAAAGGACACGTTGAAGTTATGACTAGTGAAAAGGAGCAGGATGAATATGTTCACCCTGAAACTCGTCTACCAGTCCCCCTGTGTGCTAGAGCACATAGTACAGGACTGTGGAAGAATTTCCCAATACCCTGCACCTATACCCGATCGAGCATCGAGGTCGAGCTGAAACGTACCGTTTCTGAGCTGTTCCAAGACTTCGATATCACCCTCAATGATCTATCCGATCTCTGCTTTCCAAGCGTCTCATCAAATTACGTTAACTCACGAAGTGAGTATGGTACATTTGATGTGCTTGATCCGTTTGTCGACGATTCAGTCGAACTCGAGTTCTCGCAGAAAGACCATGAGTACAACGTATTCGGAGGTTACTACGGCTTGGAGGGTGCACTTGACTTCATTGAACCAATTGTTCAAAGTAGACCGAGCGTCACCTATAAACCTAAGTCCAACCCAAACAAGTTGTATTGGAGATTGCTAGATGCAGCCATTGAGGAAGAACCGCTGGTGGTCCCAAATGGATTAGTGGAACCCTTGAAAATAAGAGTTATCACTAAAGGACCCCCTCTGCTCTATCATGTCCTCCGACCAATTCAAAGAATAATGCATTCGCGTCTTAAGCGATTGCCAATTTTTGAACTGATTGGCACACCAGAATCAGAAGATATCATAAACAAGAGATTCGCTCACTTGACTGGTACTCTATGCAGTGGAGACTATAAGTCTGCAACTGACGAGTTACACAGCTGGGTAAGTGAAACCCTTTGTGATGGTTTCTTCGATTCTGTAAAGATGCACGGTAAGGATCTCTTCAAACCATTGGTTAAGAGAGCTCTTACTGGGCACCTTTATGAGTGTGACGGAAAATATAAACATCAGCAGAGAGGCCAGTTGATGGGTTCTATAGTTTCTTTCCCCTTTTTATGTTTGGCAAATGCCACACTTATTAGGATGGCCTATGAAAAGGCCCATGGAAAAAAGGTTTCTTTATGGAACCTTCCATGCCTAATAAATGGTGACGATTGCCTCACAATGTACAAGTCTCCTTCCTTTCCCGCCTATTGGCGAGGTTTAGGTAGTGTGATGGGCTTACATGAGTCGTTAGGTAAAACCTACTTCTCACCCAATTTTGGGACTATCAATTCACGTTTCTATTATAGAAGTGAAATGGTAGGTAAGTTCTCACATGTTCCATTTATAAACTTAGGATTAGTTTATGGAATGGAGAGAAGTGCACGTGGTGGAAAAGATTGTAGGAAACCGATCAGTCAACTAGGACTTGCTGGTTCAGACGCCGTGAGCTTAGCTCCTCAGTCTGTACGACACCGTTTGATAAGGCATATGCTTTATCGCCATGGTGATGCGTTGCGTAAGTGGCGTGTTTCCTGGTTCCTCCCTCAATGGCTTGGAGGTCTAGGTTTTCCTTCGTTGAATTACTCAACGCAGGAGCTTAGATCGGCTTACGCAAGTAGGATAAGGCTAGGAGGGGGTAGTAAGCTACCGACACCTGTTGTTCAGAAAGAGTGGATATGTTACGATATTGTAACGACATACCTCCGTCTACATTACCCACTATGTGTCCCATTTCTCTCTAGAGAGAAGTTCGACACAAAGTACCTCATCCCTTTGGTTTACCACATATGGAATGATGTAGGATATAAAATCTTATATCAACCTAGGTGTAAACATAAAGGTGAGGAACGATACCGCCACGCTTTAGAAAGGTGGTGGGCATCTGTTGGGAAGGTAGTGACGTGGAAGGAGATCCCGGCTCACGAGCTCAAGTATGAATCAATACAACGAGGTTTTCCGATATTGAACTAAATAATTAGTCGCAATCATCTTCTTACGCTGGTCGCTCGATTCCGACGAAAGCTACGTGGGGGTGGGATTTCCGCTACCACGATGTTGACGGTATCTCGTTTCTTGTCGGGACCAGATTTCTATTTGATCCCAACTCGTAAATGAGTTCCGGCCCTTTGAACGGGCTTTATCTACATTGCAGCCCTGCCAGTGTCCGTGAGGGCACTGCATGCTTTCGCAACCTAGACCAG